GGAGCTCAAAAACACAGTTCGGAAGTGCACGTAAAGGTGCAGACTCCGAATAATTTCTCTTGACTCTTTGGAGGTTTTAACATGGCAAATGTAGATGCCCCTAACGGCTTTACACCTGCTTCCCACATGTACGGTGGGGTGATTAGAACCAAGAAATTGCGTATTGCAAGCGGGTATGGCACAGATATCTTCACCGGCGACGTGGTTACGCTTTCTTCTGGTTATGTTAATCAGGCAGGTGCTACAAGCACCCCAGTAGGAGTTTTTGCTGGTGTTCAATATACGGACACTAGTGGTGCTCCTCAATGGTCAAACTATTGGCCAGCCAGCACTGCTACTCTTGGTAGCGATGATGCAGTAGCTTATGTCTACTCTGATCCGGGTATCATTTTTGAAGCCCAGTTCACTGCAGGCACACCAGCTGTTAGCTTCATTGGTAATAAGTACACACTTAGCACCACCGCTGGTTCCACAAACAATGGACGTTCAAAAGAAGGTGTAACCGCTACGACCAGTAGTGGTGTTGCTCTTTGTGTAGGTTTCGTTGACTCTCCGAGCAATGAAATTGGTGCTAGTGCACGAGCCTTATTTACGTTCCCAACTAACACATTCGCAGTCTAGGGAGAGTAACTAATGGCGATTAATAGAGCACAACTCGTAAAAGAGCTTGTTCCCGGCCTACATGCTCTCTTTGGCCTGGAATACGAGCGTTACGCTGCTGAGTATGAAGAGATCTTCGACACCGAAAGTTCTGAAAGAGCCTTCGAGGAAGAAGTCATGCTCACTGGCTTTGGCGAAGCACCCGTTAAGAGTGAAGGTGCAGGTGTAAGTTACGACACCGCTCAGGAGTCGTTTACTGCACGGTACACTCACGAAACGATTGCACTTGCCTTTTCGTTGACTGAGGAAGCTATCGAAGATAACCTCTACGATACGCTATCGTCTCGATACACCCGTGCACTTGCACGTTCAATGATGCAGACCAAAAACATTAAGGGCGCGAACATTCTTAACAGAGCGTTCAACTCTTCATATGTTGGTGGCGACGGTGTTGAACTTTGTTCAGCAGCTCACCCGACTGTATCTAACCAAACGCAGCGAAACGAGCTTTCAACTGCTGCAGACCTTAACGAAACTTCATTAGAGCAGTCGTTAATCGACATTGCTGCTTTTGAAGATGAGCGAGGTCTGAAGATTAATGCTCAAGCTCGTAAGCTGATCATTCCGTCCGCTCTTCAGTTTGTAGCAGATCGTCTGTTGCAATCTCCAGGACGTGTCGGAACAGCAGACAATGATATCAACGCTATCCGCAACATGGGAATGATCCCTGAAGGTTACGTTGTTAATCATTTCTTGACTGATACAGATGCCTTCTTCTTGAAGACAGATGTACCCAATGGTCTGAAGCACTTTGTACGTACTCCAGTCTCAACTAACATGGAAGGTGATTTTGAAACCGGAAATGTTCGTTATAAGGCTAGAGAGCGATACTCTTTCGGCTTTAGCGATTGGCGAGGAATCTTCGGATCTCCCGGAGCCTAAAAAAGTTATGGGGGCACTTGTTGCCCCCTTTCTTTTTATGTAAGATGCAAATATCCCTGACAGTCACATAGGGTGACTGACATTAGCCAAGACAGGAGATAGCAATGGCTACAACTACCTTTTCTGGTCCTATCAAAGCCGGAACAATTAAAGATACCACTGGAACTACTGTTGGCACTGATAAAGCTAACGTTGGTTTTGTCCTTATGGCGCAAAGCGGAAATGTAGTTTTTGCAGCAGACGGCACTGAAACTGTTGTTGCAACTCTTCCCGCAAATAGTCAAATTTATCAAATTGCGGTTGACGTAACGACTGCATTTGATGCAGGAACCACCAATACTTTAGATCTTGGGGACGGAACTACTGCAGATAAGTATGCGGATGCTTTAGCTTTAGGTTCGCAAGCTCGTGTTCTCGCAACGTCTGACGTTTCGCAAATAGGCAACCTGATTGATATTGGTACTTCTGATGTAGACATCACAGCAACCTATAATCAATCTGGGTCAGCTGCTACGGCAGGTGCTGCAACTGTAACGGTACTGTATCTGCAAAATCGCAACCTTTCATAAGGGGATAGCAAATGGCTGATGCAGTAAGCTCAACAACCATCTTAGATGGCACGCATAAAGCCGTAATCCAGCTGACGAATTTAAGTGATGGTACTGGAGAAAGTGCTGTTACTAAAGTCGATGTAAGCACCTTAGCCACGAGAGAAGACGGAACTGCGTGTAGCGGTGTTATTATTGAAAAAGTATATCATTCAATAATTGGCTTCACGCAAGTTCAGCTTCTTTGGGATGCAACAACTGATACGATTGCCCTTGGTCTTTCACAAGACAGTAATGGTCATATGGACTTTGCTAACTTTGGAGGATTAGTTAATACGTCAGGATCAGGTAAAACTGGCGATATTAATCTAACCACATTAGGAGCAGCGGCTAACGATAACTATGTAATCGTGTTAGAACTCCTCAAGAAGTATGGTTAATGGCAACTTCTGGAACTCGAAGTTTTAGCCTAAATGCTGCTACGGCGATTGAAGAAGCCTACGAATTAGCAGGTTTAGAGTATAGAACGGGATACGATGGCGTAACCGCGCGAAGATCAATGAACATCATGTTCGCGGATTGGTCTAATCGTGGGGTTCAACTGTGGGAAGTAGAATCTGTCTCTCTAACTTTAACAGAGGGACAGACTTCCTATACATTAAATGAATACGACATCGATATCCTAGACGCAGTTATACGCCGAGATGTTAATTCTCAACAAACTGATTTTCAGATAGATCGTATTGATCGAAACGAATATTTAAATATTCCTAATAAAACAACGAAAGCTCGTTGCACGCAATACTATGTCGAACGAACAACAACTCCAACGTTGTATGTTTGGCCTGCCCCTGAAAACTCAACAGATGTTTTTGTTTCCTATCGTTGGAAAAGAATACAAGACATTACTGCTTCGGTTAATGACACAGATATTCCTAGCCGGTTTATGCCTTGTTTAGTTTCAGGTCTTGCGTTCTATATCGCAATGAAGAAAAATCCTCAGAAAGCTCAAATCTTAGAGGCGTTGTACGAAAAGAATTTAATTAACGCAATGCGATTTGATGAGGATAGGTCTTCTGTTCATTTAGTACCTCAGCGTAGTTATGTCTGATGTCGTACGCACTTGGAAAATTTTCATACGGGGTCTGCGATAGATGCGGATTTCGTACACGATATTTAGAAATGAGGATGGAGTGGACCGGATTTAAGGTTTGCTCTGAGTGTTACGAACCTAAACATCCTCAATTAGAACCTCCTCGTCATCCAACAGATCCTGAAGCGTTGAGGCAACCTCGTCCAGAGGTTCCTCTCCCTCAATCTCAATTAGGTTTCGTTAAAACTACTGGACCTAGAGACACCACTCCTGATGGAGTAGAAATTGGTGGGCCTTCGCCAATAACGGCGGATCCGATAGGAACAGAGTTCACTTCTGAAGGTGCAACTGGAGAAGTCGGAACTGTAACAGTGGTGATTTCATGAGCTTTACTTACGCATCGTTAAAAACAGCTATTCAAGATTACTGTGAAGTTTCTGAAACAACTTTTGACAGTAATTTAGCGATCTTTATTCAAGAGGCAGAAGAAAGAATACTAAAAGCAGTAGAACTTCCTGTTTTTAGAAAAAACGTAACTGGAACTGCTACAGCCAGTAATGCATACTTATCAACTCCTACTGACTTTTTAGCTCCGTTAAGTTTGGCAGTAATCTCCTCTAGCGAATATTCCTATTTGTTATTTAAACATGTCTCGTTTATAAGAGACTATACGCCTAACTCATCGACAACAGGGCTTCCGCTGTATTTTTCTGTTTTCGATGACACTACGTTTTTGTTAGCGCCAACTCCAGATAGCAACTATACTTTTGAGTTGCATTATAAGTATCGCCCTGCGTCTTTAACAGCAGGCGCTGATAGTGGAACTACGTGGCTTTCTACAAACGCACCGAATGCATTGTTTTACGGTTCTTTA